TAATTGTTGCATAACAACAAATTCCTGCCGCATAATAGCGGCACAAACTGTATCGGCCCAGTAGACCGAGGAATCGAAAGGTTCAATAGACATGACTGAAGAAGTCCAAGCCCTAGCGGAAGTTGACTCCGCGCCATCTCCTGAAGTGACGGCCACTCCTGAGAATGTAGAACAAAAGTCGGTAGTTGCTGATGAAAGCACCGAACAGTCTGTTGAGGAAAAGAAGTACTCGCAAGCTGATATTGATGCAATGATTGGCAAACGCCTCGCAAGAGAGCAACGTAAGTGGGAACGTGAACAAGCGCAACGATCTGTTGAAAGACAAGTCGCGCCAAGTGAGATTCCAACGCCAGACCAGTTTCAATCTCCTAATGACTATGCGGAATTCATCCGTTTAGAGGCAGATAAGCTAGTCCAGCAACGGGAAGCCGCAAAGCAACAGTCGCAAGTTCTAGAGAGCTATCAAGAGCGTGAAGAGATGGCGCGGGATAAATATGATGACTTTGAACAAGTCGCATATAACCCCAACCTACCAATCACAAACGTGATGGCAGAGACGATTCAACATTCAGAAATTGGCCCTGAGTTAGCTTACTATCTCGGAACCAACCCAAAGGATGCGGAACGTATTTCTCGTTTATCGCCTTTCATGCAAGCAAAAGAGATTGGCAAGATTGAGGCTAAGTTAGCTGATAACCCGCCAATTAAAAAAACGACTTCTGCGCCAGCACCGATTTCGCCTGTTACAGCAAGAACCACTGGTTCACCAGCTTTAGACACTACGGACCCGCGCTCTATCAAGAGCATGACAACTTCGCAGTGGATTGAAGCCGAACGCTTACGACAGACAAAGAAGTGGGAAGCGCAGCGCAACCGCTAATTTTTTTAAAGGACCAAAATGTCTAATAGCATCTTAACCATTGACATGATCACCCGTAAGGCTCTCGAAATTCTTGAGAACAATCTGGTGATCACCCGTAACGTGAACCGCCAGTACGATGACAGCTTTGCTGTTGAAGGCGCAAAAATCGGTTCTACATTGCGTATCCGTTTGCCCGACCGCGCTCTGGTAACTGACGGTGCAGCCTTGCAAGTGCAAGATGACAACGAACAGTTCACCACTTTGAGCGTTGCTTCTCAAAAGCACATCGGCGTGAACTTCACATCTGCTGAATTGACCATGCAATTGGACGATTTCGCAGAGCGTGTGTTGAAGCCTCGTATTAGCCAATTGGCATCTAGCATTGATGCTGACGTTGCTAACTGCTTTAAGAGCATTGGTAACACCGTTGGTACGCCTGGCACTACACCAGCCACTTCTTTGGTCTTGTTGCAAGCTCAACAAAAACTGAACGAAAACGCTGCCGTGATGTCTCCTCGTTACGCAACTGTGAACCCTGCCGCTAACGCTGGCTTGGTTGAAGGCATGAAAGGTCTGTTCAACCCAACAGACACTATCAGCAAGCAGTTCAAGAACGGCATGATGGGTGTTGGCGTGTTGGGCTTTGAAGAAGTCAATATGTCTCAGTCTATCAAGCAGTTCACTACTGGCTCACGCACCGCTACTGGCGGTACTTTGTCGGCTGCTGTGACTACTGAAGGCGCAACTACTATCGCTATCACAGGCGCTGGTAACGCTGGCACTATCAAGATCGGTGACGTTTTCACTGTTGCTGATTGCTACGCTGTGAACCCACAAACCCGTGAATCCACTGGTTCGTTGTTCCAGTTCGTTGCAACTGCTGATGTGACCTTGAACGGTTCTGGCGCTGGTAACGTGACTGTTGCTGCTATGTACTCTGCTGGTAACGCTTTGGCTACTGTGGACGTTCTGCCACAAAGCGGTAAGGCTGTTGTGTTCGTTGGTACAGCATCTACTCAGTACCCACAAAACTTGGTGTACCACAAAGATGCGATCACCTTCGCTACTGCTGACTTGCTGTTGCCACAAGGCGTGGACATGGCTTCTCGCGCTGTTCACAACGGTATCAGCTTGCGTGTTGTGCGTCAGTACGACATCAACAACGACCGTCTGCCTTGCCGTATTGACGTTCTTTACGGCTTCAGCACTATTCGCCCACAAATGGCTTGCCGCCTCTGGGGTTAATTGAAATGGGGCTTCGGCCCCGTTCTTTGTTTCATCTTTTTTAAGGAAATTTATCATGGCACTCCCAAACGGCGCAGGCGGCTATCAAGTCGGTGCAGGCAATCGTCAAGAAACTATCATGGGCGCAATGGCTGCTCCTCAAACAGCTACTGCTACTGCAACTTTGACCGCGACTCAAATCATCAACCAGATGTTGGTGGCTAACCCCTCTACTTCTGCTGCAACTTACACATTGCCTCTAGGCACTGCAATCGACACCGCAATTCCTAACGCTATTGTTGGCAGCACTTTTGACTTGTCAATCGTGAACATCGGCACTAGCTCTGGCGCAGTGACTTTGGCTGTTAACACTGGTGTGACCGATGGCGGCAACGCTTTGGTTGCTATCGCTGTAACAACCAGCCAATTGTTCCGCTTCCGTAAAACTGGTGACGGTACTTACGTTGTGTATCGCCTCGGCTAAATCTAAAGGGGGCTTCGGCCCCCATTTTTAAAAGGATTAGAAAATGGGTAATACTAGATCAATTGGCGTTGCGTACAGCGACCAAGATATTGATGGCGGCACTATTGGTGCTGTTACTCCTTCAACCGTGGTTGGAACTACCGTTTACGCTACAAACGAAATTGGCTATACCGCAGCGGGACAAGGTGCTGTGACGCAATTGACAAGTAAATCGACAGGCGTGACTTTAAACAAGTCTGCTGGTCGTATTACGATGCATGATGCGGCATTGGCAGGAAGCGCTGCTGTGTCATTTATCTTGACTAACAGCACAATTTCAGCCAATGACACAATCATTGTTTGCGTTTCTAGCAACACTACTGGTAGCGCGGCGGGAGCTTACACCACTTACGTTTCGTATTTGGCTGCTGGTTCTGCTTTGATTACGTTGCGAAATTTGACTACTGCCACTTCATACTCTGAAGCTGTCATCATCAACTTTTCCATCATTCACGGCGCAAGCTAACCTAAACGGGGCTTCGGCCCTGTTTTAAAGGATTCTCATGAGTGTGATTTACATGAAGCACGAAGTTCATGGGGCTAAAGTTGCCACTATGGAACTTGAAGCCATTGCTGATGAGGCAAATGGATGGGTGCGCTATACTCTTGACACACCTGAAGTTGTTGAAGAGGTGGCTCCTGTAAACGTGCTGGAAGTCAAACGCCGTAGAAAATCTGCTGAAGTAATAGCGTAAGGAGCTTCGTCATGGCTACATACACGGCTGGCGATCAAATCAATAGAGCGTTGCGCTTGCTAGGTGTTCTTGCTGAGGGTGAGACTCCTTCTGCCTCTATGTCGCAAGATGCGCTAATGTCCTTGAATCAGATGATTGATTCGTGGAATACAGAACGCCTTTCCGTATTTTGTACCCAAGACCAAACTTTTACTTGGCCTGCTGGTGAATACATCCGCACCCTTGGCCCGTCAGGTAACTTTGTGGGCTTACGCCCTGTCTTGTTGGATGAGGCAACTTACTACCGCGACCCAAGCACTAACGTCTCTTATGGCATTAAGTTCATCAACCAACAGCAATACAACGGCATTGCGGTCAAAACAGTCACTAGCACTTATCCGCAAGTAATCTTTGTGAACATGGGGTATCCAGACGTAACAATGTCTATTTACCCCCGCCCAACACGGGCCTTGGAATGGCACTTTGTTAGTGTCCAAGAGTTAGATAATCCAGCTACGTTGGTGACTGAGATTTTGTTCCCGCCAGGCTATCTGAGAGCGTTTACATACAACCTAGCAATGGAAATTGCGCCTGAGTACGGCATTGAGCCAAGCCCTCAAGTTCAGCGCATTGCTATGACATCTAAGCGCAACCTGAAGCGCATCAACAACCCTGATGATGTAATGTCCATGCCTTACGCAATTGTGGCAACTCGTCAG